CCTTTGCGCAGTGCAGTTTTAGCCAAAATCTTGTCCAGGCGCTGCGCTTCGGTGTCGCTGTCTTCATAGCCTAAGCGTGTCTTGATATCGGCTGCCAAAGATTTCATGGTTTCCGCATATTCTGCGTGAACATCCATGACTGCTTGCTTAGCACCGCCAGCTGAACTGGGGTCAACGTCCATCAAGTCATGTCCGGCTGCATCTGCTATGCGCTGAAGGTCATTTGCGACATCTGAGGCTGCTTGTTGGTCGCCAACTTTCGTATCGCCACCAGAAACTAGGTTTATAGCTGCGCTAGTTGCGCTGCCAGGTAGGCTCATGCCGCCAGCAGTTGTACCACCAATGATGCCCTCACCTACAGCCTGTTTTGTATCAAGCTTCAAGCCAGCTTCTGTGCCTAATGACACGCCAGTCTGCTGGACACCGCTTTGGGCAGCTTCAGTGAGGCCTTCACGCAGGATGCGATTGAATAAGCCTGTAGAGCCGACACCAAAAGCATTTAAAACGCCTGACATACCAGCTGCTGCTGCAGCTTTCTGCCAATCATCTGCATTTGGCTCTTCTCTGCCATTGTTTCTGGCACGTTCTTGGGCGTTGCCGCCAAGCTGTTGAACGAACTCAAACATCGCTGGGGCTGCAAATGCGCCAGCCGCTACGCCAACTGGATTACCACCAGTAAGCGCACCACCAGCTAAACCACCAGCTGTTCTTGAGATTATCGAGCCGGCAAACTGACCAGCTTGCTCTACAGCTGCTCTCGGCAAATATTCATAGGCAAAGCCGCCTAGTGTGGCATCACCCTCTTGTGGGTTGATAAATCTGTTTGATGCGCTTTCGTAGTTTGCCGGAGCTTGGGTAAGGTTGCTTAAAGTTTCAGCTGTTCCTTTGTAGCCAAGCATATCTGCTGTTTTGGCTATGTTTTCTAGTGGCGCATCAATACTAGATTGAAATGCCGAGCTGAAGCTTGTGTCAGGGGCAGCTTGTGGCTGTTGCCGCAAAGCCTTGTAAGCATTGGCGACAGTATTAAATTCAGGCGTACCTTTCCTGTTCTGATTAGCGATGAGCCAATCAGCGTACTGCTGCATCCTATCTGCCATATTACTATTTCCCTATTGTGAGAAGCCTACTATTGCATCGGCCTCACTTAGTGAGCTGTTATTTGCTGTTTGTGGGCTGTTAATGCTGCCTTGATATCCCAGCAGTGCTTTGAGTTCATTTACAGTCTGCTCTGAACCTGGTGGGGGTGCATAAGGATGTTCGTTAATGCCATGTATCATGGAGTTATAAACGAACTGGAAAAGCTGCATATTGTATTTAAGCTGCTCTGTGGATTGGTCTTGGTCTAAATTACCGAACACAGATTGCAGGAAGCCCAATTCTCTTTCCGAAACTTGGCCTAATGCGCCACCAGTTGGAGAAGCATCACGCATAGCTTGCAGTTTATCAAAACCAGCATTTGCCTTCATAGTTTCAATTAAGCGCTTCATGTCTGTTGCATCAGTGGCTGGCAATTGAGACAGCAACATCCCACCAATGCCAGTAGTAAAGCCACTAATCATCGGCAGCGCACGATTGATTGCGTCATTAACAACGATAGAACCCATTAAAGCGCCAGCATCTTGTGTCTTGTTGTTTTTGCCTTCTGCTTTTGTAGCGGCAATATCATTTTTGCGCTGTAATGTTTTGATGTATGAATCACGATATGCTGCCAGAGCCTCACTCTCAGCTGCCTCTTGTTCGAGCTTGGCAGCTTGTTGTGCTGCTTCCGCTTGCGCATTATATGCTGCCAGGCCAGCTGAGCGATTATAATCTTGGATTGCGCCATATTGGTCAGCCATTGGCGTTAGATAGTTTCCACCATCTAAAGCACCGCCTAAGCCAGCACCACCAATGCGAATAAGGGCTTCGCCCATGCCAATTCTACTATCTGGCATCTCTGGCAGTGAAAGTGGAGCAGCTCTGCGTTTAGCTGCAGATAAAATCGGATTGCTGTCTTGTAATACTGCGCTTGGGTTTACTGTTAACCGACCACCATTATAGGCATCTCTTTCTGCTTGGGTCGGGCGTGGCATAGGACTAGCTGGTGTAGCGCCAGCTGCAACTAGGTCATTATAAAATCTTGAACGTGCGTCCATTAGCCTACTCCAAATCCCATGTTATCTGTGTAAGGCATAAACTTAGACATTCCAGTTGCGCCTGTAGTTCCATAACCCATTGGCTGCTGTTGAGGCTGACCGAACATATTAGCGATATTGCCGCCATACTTCTGACCGAAGCCAAAGCCCATCATTGCGCCAGATAAGCCAGCTCCTGTCGGGCTAGCGTAGTTATTTGATAGCTGTCCGAATGAGGTTGGTGTTCTGCCTAAAATGCCAGCGTTATAGTTAACCAGCTGGTTCATGGCAAAATCACGCTTATTCTCAAACCTGGCTCTTGCATCATCCAGCTGAGCCTGTTGGTCAGTTCTGAGCATACCGCCTGAAGTAGCCAGCCTGTCAGCTGCTGTGCCTGTATTTGCAAAGCCTGTATTGTAGGCATTAGCTAGGTTGCGATTAGCTTCCATTGCATTACTGAATTGGTTTTGCTGAGCGTTCAAAGAGCGACCAATCAACATATCTTGTAAGTTGGTGGCTGTCTTAGCTTGCCTGTCCTGCAGACCACGCTCCAGAATGGCTTCTCTTACGCCTCTTCGACTTGAATTGGTATTGCCACTAGCTGAGGCCGCTAAGCCTGTGCCTGGTAGTTGGTTTTCATAGAAATTGCGATAATCGTCCTGCATTGCTGCTTTAAGCAATGACTGCACATTATTGCTAGCATAGCCGATAGCATTGCCAAGCATATCTTGCTGGGCTTGGTTGTATAGATTGCCATAGTTAGAGGCAAAGCCACGACCAGCACCCATAAAGCCAAGACTGTCTGCATAGGCGTTTCTAGCTGAGGTTTCCCCTAGTCCGGCTGCATCCTTTTCCTGGTCTGTCATGCCAGCATAGGTTTGCCCAGTGTAAGCACCCCTATCGAGAGCTGCTTGCAAAGCGTCTTGGCCTTGTGAATACAGTCCAGTGGTGTATGGCTGGGCATCCAGATATGGCATCATTTGCATACGATTGATGCGTTCATTCGCTGCATTTTGGTCTTTTGCTGCCTTGTTGCCAAAGTAGCCACCAATCAGTGAACTACCTACTGTAGCCAGCGCAGTCGCTGTAACTGGGTCAACCATGATATTAATCCTCTTATTTTAAACGCTGACCCAAGCTGAGCCGTTGTAAATTACTAAGCCTTCCGACCCATCCCCGAACTCATCCCAAAGGTTATATTTGACCATGCCTTTGACTGGATTGAGTGGTGGAGTGTCTAGGACTTCGATTCCTGCGACTGTTAAGCTGCGCAGCGTTTTCTCTATTCTTTGCAATTCATCCTGTAGATATCTGACATACCCCTCTTCTATTGCTGGAGCTTGTCCACGCTCATAGGGGTGTAGAACAACATTGGTTCTTTCATTGACTGCCATTAGATGCCCCCTGTTGTGGTTACATCGACATCAAAGCCGGAGAAGGCAAAGTCTTTATAGTCATCTGCAGCTAATGTGATTTTGTAGCTGAGATATCTGCCAGCCGCCCGACTATCTAGTTTGTAATCGGTGTTCGTATTGAAGGTGGCAGATGTTGAATAGTTCGGTCTGTTGTTAGGAATATCAGACGCACCGAACTCAAAATATACAGTATAGTCATCTGTATTGTTTGTGCTGAGCTGGGGCAAAAGCCTAGTGATTACCTTATAGCCATCTATTGGCTGCTGTATTTCGTCCAGGTCTAGGCCGATACGCTCCAGAAATGGGGGCTTGGTTGCCTCAGTATCGACATCAAAGGCCAGTGAGCCATTGTCAGCTAGGTCTAGCCCATAAAGCTTGTCAGAAGTGAGATTATTGGCTGTATCAGTCTCTCCCACCATAAGGCAATGTCGATTGTAACTGTCTGATTGGTCATAGAATGACCCCCCTATAGTTCGATAGGTTTCAGTAGCTGTGGCGTAGGTAGCGATTGAATTAACATTCGCATTAGCGCCAGCTGACACGTTTGGTAAATCCATGAAGCTCCAGCAGTTGGAGCGATAGTTGTAAACTGCAGCTCTATTGCATCTATCTGTGGTCGGCATACTTACTAGGGCATCGCCTGACTGGTAACAGAAATAGATTTCGTTTAGAGCCTTATTGTGGACGACAAAGCATCTATCTGCGTTGAAGTTGTTCAAGCCTGAGAAAATGAATTTCTTTGTTCTCTCATCGCAAATCGACTGCTTGGTGTTTCCATCATGCACATAGATGTCCTGGTTACCGAAGCAGTAGTGCTTGCCTTCTGCTTCAACTGCGCAGTTGGCGTTGATTAAGCCCTCATCTGAAAACAAGCGCCTAAAGTTAAACAGGAACGCTCCACCGACAAATTCCATCATTACAGCTTCACTTTGGCTATAGATGATGAACTTTGTGCCTAGCTGCAGCCCATCGACAATGGCAGTCTGCATTTCCACTAGGTCGTTAAAGCCAGCTGATGCAGTTGTATCTGCTTCATCCCATGTGCCTGGCACTGTGTTTGCCGACACTAAATCTGAGAACCTGACACGATTAGGATAATTGCTAGTTCCCTCTGTCATGTTAAGAGCCAGCAGAAAGTCTTGATAGGGGCGTAGTGAGGCGCAGCGCCAAGTGCTATCCCAGTTAATCAGGTCAGCAAATGCTGTTGCCTGGGGGGTGCGATAAACTGGTACGTGGTCTTTTCTATTGATGTAGAGAACGTCAGCCAGCGTAGAAATGGTAAATGGGTTGTCATTGGTTGAGCCAGTGACTGTGCCAGTTACGTCTGTAATCGTGCCGCTGATATATTCTTTGATGGTCAAATCATCACCAACCAGCAATACCTTATCAAAGCCATTAGATGGAACGACACCAAAACAGCCTCTGGGTGTAAAACCTAGATTGTCTGAAACTGTTCTGAATATAGCTGAGCGTGTAACTTTGCCTTCATCGAAGCGCACATTGTTTGCTGCAGTAAAGCCTGTGATTGGAAGGTTGTAAGGGTCGGTGTCAGTTATAACACCCACATCCCCTAGCCTTCGTACAGGCAAGGTGAACTTTGCCATAGCTTCACCTCATTTATGTTTTGATTATGTAGTTCAGCATAATAGTTGGCTGGACGTTTGCGTGTGGGCTGCTATCACCAGTCTCACTGGTACGCCCGATATCTGCATCACCTGAGATTCCTTCGAGGCTGTAAGATGTGGCGTTCTCTTGGGGCTGTGTGTAGTCTGGGTCAATCGAATATCTGATAATCGAATTGCTATCAGTCAGCGCTGTATAGCCGCCTGTAGCCCCTCTTGAGCCTTCTTTAACAGCCAAGTGCCTGTGAGCTGCCAGTTCGCTTTCAGTAAGCGTATGGGTTTCGCTACCTCCGGCAGAACCTAGTGTAGTGCCGATGCTTGTCAGTCTTGAGGCAGCATTGCCACCCATAGCGTCAAAGCCTGAGATTACACGACCACGCAAATCTGGAAGCTGGAAGGTGGTTACACCATCCCCTGCCCCATACGTGATGCCGATAGCTGCAAACAGGCCAGAATAGGTAGTCCGGCTCACCAGCTGCCCATAACAGAGCAAATAGCCGTTTGGCGCAGTGCTGCCAGCGAATGGGATAAGCGACCCTGCAGGGATAGGAATAACGTCTGCTGCCAGTTTGGCCTGGGTTATCTGCTCGTCACCAATGTCGCCCGACTGGATAGTCCCATCTGTTATCATAGCACTGGTAATCGGTAGGTTTGCTGTAAGATACGTTTTGAGGTCGCTGAGAGCTACCTGTGCCATTACACCATTATCATTAACAACCAGCCTGTCAGCGTCAGCCAGTGTAGTGGCTGTAGCAGTCGTATCGCCATCCAATATGCTTAACTCGGTGTGGGTAGCATCGACTGCCCCTGTTACGTTGGGGAAAGTGTTCTTGATGGTGTTCTTGATTAGTCTTAGGTGGTCGTCACTTTGGCTTAGGCCATCGGTAGCGGCTGGGTTTGTAACCACCAAATCACTTATGAAAGTGCCTGATTCTAAGCCCATAGTTTTATCCTCTGGAAATCTGGGGTCGCTGTTGAAAGAGGTCTAACAACAACAACAACAACCGACCCTTTAACTCTTTTTTGAAATTGACTTGAATTTGACCCACTGGGGGTCGTTTTTCGTGCGCAGCGTCTGCGAATTGGTGCGTGTGATATCACGCATCACGTGTAACTAACTGTATTCGTTGGGTTTGTATGGTGATGTGATGTAGTATCGCATCGCCCCAATGATGCCGACAATCACAGACATTAGGACATTAGAGAAATTTATCTGGATAGGGTCATTTCTCTTGTGTAAAAATCGGGACATGAAGACGCTATTGGAAATGATACGCAGATTGTTGCTTGTGGTAATCTACGGCTTCTGGGGCTTTGTGTTTCTCGATGTATTCAGAGACGCTGGCAGCCTGGAAGCTTTCATTGAACGAGTGAGATATGACGAAGAGTTCTATATGGTTATTGGTTTTACTGCCATTGCCCATTTAGTTATCAACTTTGTTTTTCTTAAGAACGACAAGCAACGACAGAATGACGAATGACCATTTGTTAGACTGATTACCGACACACTACACCGACCAAATCTCATCCTGCTTAGTCAACTGTAGTAACTAAAGTTAGGTCTATAAGTAGTAGTGATAGTAATAGCGAATAGTCCTACTAATAGTTCCTCTCTTCCCTCAGTTACCCCAGAAATATATAAGAACATTGATATTCTACACTTTATAACTTATGTTAGGGGTGCAGCGTGTAAGCTGGTTGTGCAGCATCTGCACCGAAGACCACGATGTTAGGACGATGTATAATCTGTTCGGGAACGCTTGGCTCTCACCCACTGTATAGACGGGAGTTGTGCCAAGTGTTCTTTTTTTATGCCCACAGATTGCTTATTTAAACTCAGGGAACTTCTGCCCTGCTGTTCTCTCTTGTATCTCCAGCAAATACTCTAGCGCCTCTTTGCGTGATGCTTTGGTATCGTGCTGCAGACACTCGATAGCTAGTTGGATATGGTCTTCTACTGTCTGCACGTATTTAAACTCTGCCATGTCTATCTCCATCGTTATCAACTGTATTCAGTGTAACGAAAGAGACAAACATGACAAGTAAAAAACGACATAAATTGTTGTTTTTGTTGATTAAATTACCAATCGCATAACCATAATGACCAATAGCAATAGCATAATGACCAGTAGCTGCAGTTATTCTTCGTCATCATCAGGCCAACTAGCCCACGTTTGAAATGGCATATGACATGAAACTTCGACATCACAGTCTTCGCAACGCCAATTAAGGCTCATGCATTTAACATCGTTTTCATCATCATAGTCGTAATCGCAAACATGAAACATTTGATTTTGACAGACCCAGCAAAGCGTTTGGTGTGCTGATATTTCTTTTCTCATTCGCAGCTCTTCTGTCCAGTCTCTGGGTCAATAAAGCAAGCTTCAGCCTTAGCTGGCTCTTCGTTATCATTCACTTCATTTAAGATGCCAAAGCGTTTGCCAGCTGCTCTAAAGGTAGTAACGCCCTTACATCCAGCTTTCCAAGCATCGTAGTAAAGCGTCTTAAATTCATCGTAAGTGACATGGTCGCCTACATTGCAAGTTTTGGAGACAGCGCTATCGATAAACTTTTGTGCTAACGATAAAACCGCCAGGTGTTCTTGCGCTGAGATTTCATTAGCTGTTCTGCCGCTGACACCATGTCTGTAAGCATAATCCTCGACACGCTCAACTGAAGCGCCATCGAAGCCTTGAATGGTTCTGTCGTAATAGAGCGAGAATGGTGGCTCAATGCCAGAGCTGACGTTATCTGCAGTCAGGCTAATTGTGCCTGTCGGTGCAATGCTCGTCAGATGGCTGTTGCGCATCCCTTGCGCCTCTATCTTTTGCTGCAGCCATTCCGGCAATGTCTTAATGAAGTTGCCTTGCGTGTACTGTTCCCAGTCGTAAAGCGGAAAACTGCCCTTCTCTGAGGCCAGGTCAGCTGAGCAGCTGTAGGTTTCATCACGCAGTGCCGACAAAACAGTTTCAGTGAAGCCCATGAACTCATCGGTAGCATAGGCCATGCCCATCATTTCTGCAGCGTTAGCCAATCCAGTAACGCCCAGCCCCATGCGCCTTTTGTTTTTCGCTTCTTGCTCCTGCTGGGGTAGTGGGTAGATGGTTCGGTCAATGACGTTGTCCATCGCTCTGACAACCACATGGATATCCTGCTTGAATTTGTCATAGTTAAATGCCCTCTCTTCAATATCGACATATTTGGTCAGGTTAAAGCTGCCTAAGAGACACGCACCATATGGCGGCAAACATTGCTCAGCACATGGATTAGTCGCTTCCAATGTCTCGCAGTACCAAAGGTTATTCATCTCGTTGAGGCGGTCTAAGAATAGGATGCCAGGCTCTGCCCAATCCCAAGTAGAACGCATGACCATATCCCACAGCGCCACAGGGTCTACTTCACGATAAACCTTGCCCTCGAACTTCAATGGGAATGGCTTGCCCTGCTCCAGGTGTTCCATGAACTCGTCAGTCACACCGATAGAAATGTTAAAGCCTGTAAGCTTGTCGCTGTTATTCTTGGCTGTAATAAACTGCTCAATATCTGGATGGTCGATACGCAGAACGCCCATCTGTGCGCCTCTCCTGTGACCGGAGCTGGCAATGGTCTGGCAGACAGCATCAAAGATGCCCATGAAGCTGACAGCGCCACTGGACTTGCTATCCAGCGTTTTGATGTGGTCGCCACGTGGTCTAAGGCGGCTGAAGTCATAGCCGATACCACCGCCAGCCTTCATAGTGAAAGCAGCTTCTGATGCCTTCGCCATGATGCTATCCATGCTATCGTCTATGATGCCGCTAACAAAGCAGTTATAGGCAGTTGTTTGTCGTGTTGAACCCATTGCGTTCTGCACTCGCCCAGCTGGGAGAAAGCGCAAATCACGTAAGACACGCTTAAATTCGTCAAAGTGTTCATCATCATCTTTCAAGGCATCTGCAATACGCACTACCTTGCTATAGAAATCCTCGCCAGTCTGGCGATATTTCGTTGTATCTATCTCGTCAGCAAGACGAGTTCGCATCCCATATTTGGGCATATTGTGGTTATATAGCGTGTCCATTTTCTATTTCCTCTCGGACTATCTGTATAAGAACAAAACCAGAACATAGTCAAACGAAAAAAAAGGCTAGGGTTTACCCCCAGCCTCTTCGATTGCCTTGTTTATGTACCATCGAGCCTTGCGCAAATCCTCTTCAGGCTTGGCTTTGGCATCCCAGCGCCATAGGTATTTCAACGCTGTTCCGGTGCAGTAATAAATGAAGTGTTCGCCCAGTGCCGCCTTGATGGCATCTATGCACTCGACATCATCTGATTGGTTGTAATGTGGTGGTGATTCTACCATGTCCACTCTTGGCTGCACTGGCGCTGAACGCTCGTAGCCAATATCAGCCATTATCTCTTTTTGGTCGCTAGACCAGTCTATGGTTGCCATAGCTTTGGTTCTCCTTTGGTTTCATCCCAATCTTCCCAACGCAATATCCTGGCAAGCCTAGCCTGTGTCAGAGCGTCCTCTTTGGTCATTCCTGCTTTCAGGAACGCCTGTTCAACGCTCGACCAGGCTGGCCTGTTGCCTAGTATTTTGGCAGCTGTCTTAGCCCCTACCCCTGGACAGCCGGAGTAGCCATCAACTGGGTCGCCTGTCAGCGCCTGTGTATAGAAGAAGGCATCAGCTTGCGCTGGCCTGATTTCCATCAGCTCATCAGACATCGGGCGGTATAACTTGCAAGGTATCGTCTTCAAATCTTTATCATCGCTGACAACGATAACCTTTCCGAAATTGTCCGGCTTGGTAGCAATAATCCCAAGCACATCATCAGCCTCTAGGCTGGGTTTGCGTAGGTGTGGGTATTCGCTTTCGACCCAATCTATCATCGCATCGAAGCCGCATGGCTTGCGTGTGCTTTTGCGATTTGACTTATATCTGGGGTAAATACCCTTCCGAAAGTTATCGCCTCGGTCTGACAGACAACACAGAATGTCGTCTGTCTTTAGCTTTTCTTTGATTTTGTCTATCTGGTTAGCGAAAATCTTCTGGGCTTCATCAATGTCGGCATAAAGCGTCCAGACATTGTCGAACCAATTGATTTCCTGCTCAGCTAGGGTCATCGCACGATAAAGCGGTATGTCAGCATCAATAGCCGCTAAACTCATGGGTAAACTCCTCCAGAAACTCTATGCCTTCTGCGGTAATCATCCACTTATTGGTGAAGACACCATCATCTAGGCGGTTGCTTATAAAGCCCTCAGAGGCAGCTATAGCTATTTCGTTAGCCGCTAGCCTTGCGAACCTACTTTTGGTGCTGAATGGCTCTACCCTAGCTTTCTCAACTGTTAAGAAGATAGCGAAGGTAGCTCGCATTTCAGGCTCAATGGGTATCTCTCCAGCTCTGACCGATTGAATAGTCGGCCTCGATTGGGATTTTGATTCTGAAGTATTCTCCAGCTTCTCTCGCGCTTTCGAGAGCGATATTATTTCCGACATATTCTGGCACTCCTTCTATGTCTCGTACCGCTATCTGACATTCGTCATGGACGAAGGCCACGATATAGGCATCTATGTTTTGTTCTGTGATTTTCTGGTCGATGAGCTGCACCCATCGCTTCGCTATCAGCGCTGCCGCTGACTGCAGTAAGACGTTTAGCTGCCCATGCTCTGAGCGAGCCACAATCTTGCGACCATCTAGGCCAGTCAGATAGCCCTTCTGCTCCACTGTGCGCTTGACCGCCAGCAGTAGGTTTCTGAAAGCTGGATTGTTTTGGTAAAATCTATCTCGCAGCAGCTTCCCATCTCTTGGGCTGCCATCGATAGCCTCGCCTAGCTTTCTGTCGCCTCCACCATAAATCAGGCAATAGACCGCTGTCTTGGCCTGGTCACGTGTGATGCCGCCAAAAGCTTTAGCATTGGCGCTGTGAATGTCGCCTTCCAGTATTTCTTTGGCATAAGCGCCACCATCTTGCATAAAGTGCGCTAAGCAGCGCAGCTCGATGCCTGATAGGTCAGCCCCGACCAGTTTGTAACCATCCGGCACTGTAAACAGCTCTCGGCACTCAGCGCCAAACTCAGCTCGGACAGCTGGCACTTGCTGTAGGTTTGGCGCAAATGAACTGCACCGCCCTGAAATAGTGCCAAGCGAATTGATGGTGTGGCGTAGCTTGCCATCATCATCCATCAGCTTCATCCAAGCTGCATTGCCTTCCGCTAGCATCCCCATGCGCTTCTGCAGCATGAATGACCTGGCTAGCTTCTTGGCTTCAGGAAAAGGCAAATTGCCTAACGTATCTTCATCGATTTTGGCATCGCCTGTTGGCGTGAAGACTTCTGGCTTCCAGTTGTATTTCTGGCGCAGACAGAACTCGATATGCTTCCGGCTATTCGGATTGAACTCAATCGTCTTGTGCTTGATAAAAGGCTCACCAGCCACGTAGCCTTTTGTCTTATTGTTTCGCTTCGGAATGAACTCTTCTTCTATCGTCCAGGCTGGAAACAGCTGCAGCAGCTCTTGTTCTATATCAGAACGCTCCTGCGACAGGTCGCCATATAGCTTGGCTGCCTTAGACATATCAAAGTTCCAGCCAGCCCTGCCAATGCGATGGCAAAGCTCAGCTAGCTCATGTTCAAATCTGATAGCTTTATCTGACCATTCGTGTGGGGCTAACGCTTCCCACAGTTTATGGGTGACAGTGACATCCTGCTCACAATAATCCTGCATTTCCTGCGACCATTCAGACCAATCGGTATTTTCCCCGAAGTCACCCTTCTCAACACCCAACCGGATGCCCCAAGCTTTCAATGAATGAGAGCCATAAAGCTTTTTGGGTAGGTGCTGAGCGTGGATGAAATCGTCATTCTTCAGGTCAGCCCGAATGAGGCGAGACAAAACAAGAGTGTCTGTCACCACCGCATCGGTACTGAACTGAGGAAAAACCTTTCTGATTTGGGGTAGGTCAAATGCAATCCCATTATGCATTATGATTTCTGATGCCTGGGATAACTGCTCGATGCCTTCTAAAATGTTGTCCGGGCTAAAAACCCAGCGCTGACTGCTATCGTCTGCGTTCATTAAGGCTAGGCAGTGGATTTTGGTAGCGTCAAAGGCGTCTGTCTCAGTATCGGCTATAAGCCTCAACGATGGTCGCCTGACCCTGACAGAGTGTTTCGTGCTTGGCGCTGTGCCAGCTTATCGATATTCATGTCGGCTATTTCTTCTAGGCTGTAGCCGATATCGCCAGCGATGGCAGCGATGTAAAACAACACATCGCCCAGCTCTAAGGCCAAATCGTTAGCCTGGTCAGGTGTTAGCTCTTCTGTCATGTCTTCACGCATGAAGTTGATTTCATCGTCACGATAGAGCTTCTTGACCTTCTCTGCCACCTCTCCGGCTTCGCCTGTCAGACCCAGTGTTGGGTAAAGCAGTGAGCCTTTATAGAAGATGTAATCTGATGCTCTGTCCTGATAGGCATCAAGGGTCAACTCATCGTGTCCAATCATGTCTTCAAAATCTTCCGCTGTCATTTCGCCAAACTCCTTCATGTTTCACCTATTGGGCTAAGCTGTACTGTGCGTACATATTGTTTTGGGGGTCTTGGTAGGTAGTAATATCCAAGCCATCTTTGCGCAGCTCGGCAATGCGAGCAGCTAATCGATAGCACCCATATTTTTCGAGTGCATCGATGGGGCTGATGGTTTTGCCAGCCTCTAGGTCGGCTCTAATTCTGTCACGCTGTGACATGGTGCGCTGTGTATTAAGCATCAGCATTTTCTCCTTGCTTATGGTTAGTGTCTATTACCCCAGAATATTTGAGCAGCTCAGGCCAGCTGACAGGAAATAGCTCTGAACAGATGGTATCTATCCACCCAGCCACCTCTGCTGTTTCAGCTTGGGAGTGATGGTCGAGCCTCTGGTTGCAGACCCTTGCAAAGGCATAAAGACTGCCT